GTTTGCCCCAAAACCCTTCGGGGACAATATATAGTTATCCTCAGATTTCTCTGGAAATACACTACTATTATACTTAGTCACAGTTTAACGCCTCATTCGAGAAATGTCAACTGCTTGTTCGTCACTAAAAACCGGCACAGCGTTGCTTTTATGCATGGTCGCTATGCCTTTTACCTTATCACCTGTGTAAACCTTAGCTGGAGCCAAAGTAGCATTACCCGTATAATCGCCTCTGCTTTGTATATGAGCAGTAGTATTACGTCCTTCGGGTATTTTCAAACTGTAAGAACTGCTCAAACTATCAGCTGATAAAGCACGTTTGCGCTTTTTTTCCTCTAGTTCAAGGCCCTGACGTTTGAGTAATTCTTTCCAACTTTCTTCCAATTCTCTAGCCTTTCGTGCGTGTTCTGCCGAAGCGAATTTCTTTTTACCCTTCTTTTTGCCCGTAGTTGAATACATAGGCGGCAACAAGTGCATACTCAAAATATTCTCCAAAAGTTATAACAATACTAGTATTATACTAGTTTATTCAAACTATGTCAAATGGGTTTATACTCGAAAACTTTCCCCGCAACCGCAACGGTCACGTTCATTTGGATTGATAAAATCGAACCCTTCATTGAGTCCATTGCGAACCCAATCCATTGTAAGCCCATTTAAGTACGGATCATCCTTCATACTTACTAATACGCAAAAGTCATTTTGAGCGTAGTTTATAACACCTTCTTCGCCATCGTACTTGTCTACATATTCTAGCACATAGGCCAATCCGCTACAGCCTGTAGTTCTTACACCTATACGAATGCCGACTCCTTTGCCTCTTTTGGCAAGATTTTGTTTAATCTTATCCTTGGCTGTGTCGGTTACGATAATCATCTATGGCCGCCTTGATAGCATCTTCGGCGAGTATGCTACAATGTATTTTGACGGGCGGGAGCGCCAGCTCTTCAGCAATTTCCGAATTCTTAATGCTTCCTGCTTCGTCCAGCGTTTTCCCTTTGACCCATTCAGTGACAAGACTCGAACTAGCGATCGCCGAGCCACAGCCGTAAGTTTTAAATCGGGCGTCTGTAATAATTCCAGCATCGTTTACCTTTATACTTAATTGTAAAACATCACCGCAGGATGGTGCTCCCACTAATCCTACCCCAACTCCTGGGTCACCTTTTTTATATGAACCTACATTGCGTGGATTCTCATAGTGGTCGATAACTTTATCGCTGTATGCCATATCAGTTTGGAACAGCTACAATTTTATGTACACCGGTTTGTGGATCAATCATTTCTTGCCAGTGCATACCTTGTGGCGGTGCTTGTACTGTTGGTTGTGTAACAATAACACTAGGTTGTGTATAAACAACTGGAGGTTGTTCAACAATTACTGTACGAGGCTGGGCAATTTCGTATCCGATAACTCCGCCTATTACAGCAGGTGCTACCCAGCCCATACCATAACCACCTCTATAGCAACAACCGCCACGATAATGAAACCCTTCGTGTGCTTGAGCTTGTGGGCTATAAGCAAACAATGCACTCATTGCCAAAATACTAGCAAATACTGAACCGATTATAAGTTTACTTTTCATAATACTGCTCCTTAAGCGTATACTAATATAACGCCTTAGACTAATATTTAGTTGACTTATTTGGCTTCTTTACGTGCATTCTTAACTGCTGTAACATCGTTGCGAGTTTCTTTACACAATTTGGCAAGCTCTTGTAAATGCTTGCGGACACGAGTACCTGCGGCACCTACTTCTTTATCGTAGAACTTTTCGAAGTCGCCTTCCATTGCTTCTACTAACGCTGTGAATTCTGAAAATTTATTTGTAGCCATTTATTTCTCCTTTAGGCAAGTACAGAGTACTTATACCTAGTATACACTAGTAGAAAATAAATGTCTAGTTAATTGGCAAATACGTTTGGACTACCGCTACTGATAGTATGATCTTTGTGTCCGTCGGAATCATATTTGTCGCCAACACGGCCTAATGCTTTTCCATTGACAAACACGTTTGGACTATATGTGCTCAATGCCGGAGCATGGTTAACAGGACTACTTACACAAGGCACACCATCTGGGTGTGTCTTCATAACATCGCCTTGTCTAACTGCTCCGACGCCGTTGATAAAAACATTACTACTTCCAGCATCTGTAGCCTGAGTGGTAGGAGTATCCCAATGATGTACATTTCTTCCACAAGAGGAGCCAACTGCTCCATCGGTACAAGATACTGTATCTGTTCCACTCATTCTGGCTACGGCTGGCATTATACTAGTTTAATCCCTGATGTTTGTTCTGTATAACGATCTGCGGCATCTTTGATAGTTGCGGCTAGCACCATAATACTATTCTTATTTATAGTAACTTCTGCGTCTGGATCAGTTGTAAACAAAAATGGAACTAATCCAATTCCTTCTTTCGTAGCTGTTAAACACAATGGCTTGCTAACCTTAACACCCAATGGGCCGTCTTCAATTAACTTGGCAACAATCTCTTCGCCAGCTGTTGTTTTGATTGTAACTACTTCGCCTTGTGCGATACCTTTTGAAATTAACATATTATACCTTTTCGAAATGTTTCTTGAGTTCTGTAAACCCGCCTATATAATTATCGTCTAAAAATATTTGTGGTAAAGTTCTGGCTGTGGGTACGGCTTCTAATAGCTGTTCCTTAGTCCAATCGGTTTGAACATTACGTTCTTCGTACTCAATCCCTTTCATTTCTAATAATGCTTTAGCCTGTACACAAAATGGACAAGCATTTTTACTCCATACTATTGCTTTCATCTTAATTCCTTTTTACTATTATAGCGCAGGTAATGCGTCGTAGTCAATGCCTTCACTCATAACGCCAATAACATAATTAGTCGATTCGCTTTCCTGTAGAGCAGTTTGTTTGCTACTTGTGTTTACGTGTTTGTTAAACCATGGAATAGGAGTCGACTTAGGAGCAACTTGTTGATACTTAATACCAATGTCCTTTAATGCTCCTACTGCTGTGTAGTCTACAAAATCTTTGAGAATGTTTGCGTTCAGTCCAATTACTGGACCTTTCTTGAACAAGTAGTCTGCCCATTGTTTTTCTTCACGGATAACGTCTGCGTACATGGCATAGACTTCTTGCTCGCAATCAATCTTAGCCTGAGCAAATCGAGGATCTTCTTTAACTACTTGATTGATCAAGTAGGCTGTCCAGCCTTTGTGTAGCAATTCGTCTTGTAGAATCAAACTGATAATGTTACCGTTACCAATAAAGATCTTGTTCTCAACCATTGCCAAACTTGTAGCAAAGCTAACCATAAAGCGAAATGCTTCTAGTGCGTATGATGCATTAAGAGCCAACCAGATTGCCTTGATGTGATCTTTTTCTTCGACTGCTACAAAGTTATATTCCTTCTGACAATTAATTTGATGTAGTGAATCATAGTATTTGCCAACACTTGATGCCATGCTGATAATTTCTTCAGTATCGTGGATAGTGTTGAACACATCCTTGGGCACATTATAGATATTACGAATTATGTGACTGTAGCTCTTACTGTGGATGTTGGTTTCAAAGAAGCCCCAGTTGTACATGAGAGCTTCAAGTTCGGGCAATGAACACACAGGAGTAAACACTTGCGTTGGTCCACGACCTTGAAGACTATCAAGTGCTGTCTGACGTAATAAATTGCTGGTGAAAATATGTTTAATCGCATCGCTCGCATCCTTAAAGTCATTTGCGTCTTTGGTAAGACTAATCTCTTCGGGTTGCCAGAAGAAGCCTCGGGCTGTCGCTTCAAAATCTGCAATCTTCTTGTATTTAACCTCTTCAAATCGTTGGATGGTCACAGGCCCTTGCGGATCTAGAAACATTTTACGATTAAGGTAATCTGTTTTTGTTTTTAAATTGTACTGTTCTTTACTCATTAATATTTTCCCGATGCTAATACTATTTTACAAATATGTTCTAATCTTTCAATATGTTCGTAGGCACGCCAGGGGCTTGTGTCAATAGCAACTACTCCGTGCCCTTTGATGCCTACAATATCGTATTTTATGTTGCCTTGATTATCCAATCCTAATTTTTCAAAACACTGATCAGCTAGTTCTTGACTGATAGGAGCAACATCTGGAACATTAGGTGCTACCTT